ATTTTGAATTTAACGATTGTGCGATTTGATCTCTTCAATCCCTTTCGGATATGGAACTTCTTCCGCGAGATCATGCATCTCTTTTTCAAGCTGCGCCTTGCGTATTTCAGAAAGGCCTGCTTTTCGTCGCTCGTTGTAAAGCGGTAACTTCAACTGTTTTGCGGCTTGGCTATAAGGCGTTTGAAACTGTATCTCGAACTCGAATCCGTCTTTGTTTTCGTAAGTACATTGGACAGCTTTGTGTTGCACTTCGCCGTTCCTATACTTCTCGAAAAAGTTTTTGCATCTGGTTTCTGTATAACCACGCTTTTCGAGTTCTGCTTTTGTTTTGTTGTAGTTAGATACAAACGAATCATCAGACGATATAGATGTGTAGCGAACAGAGTCTTTTATGCCGCTTGCAGCATCAACGAAATCCAACGACTTTTCTTTGGCGTCAGCACCGATTTTCGCAGCAAGGGACGTTGGTTGCTTGATTCTGTAGCTCAAACCGTACATGTTCGCTCCAGTAGAAGAAACAGCATCAACCACGTCTTTTGTGATCTCAGGCTCTATCTTGTACGACTCGTTAAATATCTTGTTGGCGAGTTTAATGCACGTTTTTGCTTCAGCATCATTTAGTCTTCCACGAGCTTTAACTTCGTCGTAATTTAGAACCTGTCGTCTAAAAGGACCGTACTGGTTGGTCATCTTCTTAGTGATCGTAGCGGCTCTTTTGTTAACGCCATACCTAAGACGACCTTCTGGAGTCAAAGAGCCATCCTTATTTTGAAAACGTCTAACATACCATTTCTGATCTTTTATTCCGTGATGCATTAAATAGTTTACATACACTGACATTTGAGATTGTCCTCATGCGAATTTGCTGACATAACCGGCATTACTGATAGCTCGTAACTCCATAAGCTCTGATTGCTTTGCGCCTCTCCATACTTTTCCGAATATAGTTTTGTATTCATCATCTTTCGAAGTGAATACTTTACCAGTGTTTTTGTTTACGCAATACAAAACGCCACCTACAAATATTCGCTTATTACCAGATCCTTTAGGACCAATAGCAAACGCATAAGCGTCGTCATACACTCTGCAACCAAGTACCGCTGGAGTATCATTCACAAATTCGCAGACTTTTTTATATGCGTTTTTTACAGTCATTTCTTACTCCTATTAGAATAGACAGCAGATGTTATAGCAGGCGCTAGTTTGAGATTGTCGGTTCGCATATAATACGCTTCCCTAGGATCGGCTTCTTCATACCATCCGTTTAGTTCGCTATCTATTCCGTTTTGAGAAAACCAGTCCCACGTTTGCGAGTCGAAGAACTTGACTTTGTTACCTTCAACTTTGTAATTAAACGCGTGGAAAGCGTTGGATCTAGTGTTGGGGTCATCATCCATAGCCCAAGCAACAACCATAATTCCTCTTGCGCCATCACCTTGCGCTTTTAACACTTCTTCCGTTTTCGCTCCTGTTTCTCTTCTTATTTCAGACATTCGAACATAGAATTTGGTTCCTAAATCACTTTCTATTTGATCTAAACGATCGCGTTCTTTGTCGACGGCTTTTGTGTGTACATCCCAATTTTCACGAAAAAAGTCTTCGTATGTTTCATGTGCTTTTTTATAGTCAGAATACATTTTCATATATTCAGCGTCATAAGCATCATGGTTTGCGTTTTTCAGTTTGCCACCAACGAAAAACGATTCTATGTTCTCTACGTTAGAACCATCTTTTTTCGGTCGAGCGCACACATCATAACCTCGTTCAACAAGTTCGAAAGCAGCAGCGCAGTTTGGGCAATTGTATAATCTGCCAAGGTCGTCAAGAGAGCCATCAGGATGGTTTATGTTGTCTCGTAGTTCTTCGATATTTCTTTTGCCATCCTGTTTCTTTAGATGGTTAATGGACTCTAAAGGATGTTCCTTTAAATCTTTTTCGCTTATCCCGTAGCTCTTTTCGCTAGGATGTCCCAAAGGATGCTTAGTCATCAAACGTTCTCTGACCGAATCGTACTCAGAACTGCTGCCACCTCTACGCCAATTACCAGTTCCAACCCCAGGAGCACCGTCTTTTATAGATCGACCATAATGCATTAACCAATCAGTATACAGCGACATACGATCACTCCAAATAAAAAGGAGCCTCAGCAGTTACGCCAAGGCCCCATTTTGAATCTAGTCTATCAGGACACCGTCTCCTCAAGAGCGATAAAGGATTTAACTCTGGTGATAGCACCGGAGCATCTGGTCTCCAGCAGGGATTTCTCCTGGTTGAAGTCCATATCGAAATCGGTGAAGTGAGTGATCTCACCGCCCTTGGTTGCACCAAGCTGATAATCATTAAGGTTTCCAACAAGGCCAAGGAATTTCTTGGTTTTGGTGGTTCCGTTTACAGTAACGGTTCTGGTCTTGCCTTCTGCCTGCTCGATGGTAACGATTTCGTTAACGTTCAGTGCAGCTGCCAGATCGGTCTTGGAGTCATAGATACGACGACCGTTCAGATCCCTTGCCAGCAGCATAACGTTCAGCAGATGCGGAGTGCAATAGAAGGTCTTGTTACCGGATCCCTTGTACTGCTCCGTAGCATACAGCAGAGTGCTGATGACAGCTTCTGCGTAAACATAATTGTCACCGAAATGCTTGCTGGTGTCAGTTCCCTGCAGCTCAGCCTTAGCAGTAGCAACATCAACGTCGGTATGAATGGTGTACAGCTCGTCATCAGTCCAGATCGGTCTGATCTTGTCTTCCTGAATCTTTCCTTCTACACCATCTGCACGACCATCACCGAAGATGATAGCGGTAGCCAGCTCTTCGTTCAGATTCATACGATCGATGTTGTACATGTATGCAACATAGTTAAAATCGGTGATGTCGATGATGTCATCACGATCCAGGCGAGACTTCACATACACAGTCTGCGGATCGGTGGTTCTCCGGATCAGAGAGATGTTGCCGATTTCTTTCTTCTCGTCACCTTTCTTGTATCCTCTTGCACGAAGATTAGAAATGTCACGAATGTCTGCCCAACGAGTACGAATTCTGGAGATCGGGCTCTTATGTACTCTGTTCAGAACATGAGTGATCCATCCCTGGTCGGTGGTCAGCATTTCCGGTGCGCCGGGCTTAACATCCTTGTATTCCGGGAACAGGTATTCAGGATGATCGAAACCAAGATTCTTATATGTGTCTGCAGGATCAGTATCATCATGCTGCAGGTCGTTCTGCTCCATGAACAGCTCCATAGCGTTCTTCAGAGTACCTACAGATTTGTTCTTTGCCAGCTTCAGGATCTCAACCTCGTCAGCATGGCTGAGTACGTTTGCAGTGTTGGTGTTTTCGTCGAATGCGTTATGCTTCACTTCTTTTTCCTCCTCATCATCAGAATCTTCTTTTGCATCAGCAAGTGCCTGACCAATAACGTAGAACGCAGCCTGCTTCTGTTCCTCAGTCATTGTGTCAAATACTTCGCCAACGGTTTTAGCTTTGGATTCTTCTTTCTTTTCGTCAGATGCTTTGTCGTCATCTTTCTTGTCTTCGTGATAAAGCTCAAGTTCACCCTCACACTTGACGACAAGGCAATCCTCGTCATTCATGTCATCACCATGAGCGATCATTACATCAACAATGTTTGCTCCAGGATTAGCTCCTGCAAGAACAAGGCTGACTTCTTTAATATCGCCATGAAGAACGTTCTCGCCGTTCTGTTTAAGACGGTTAGCATAAATGCTGAGCGCGTCAACATCACCATTGATCAGGGCTTCTCTCATATGATTAGCCTTCTCAGAATGGTTCAAATATCCATATGCGAACACACCGTCTGCTCTGTTTTCGAGAATGGCGTGTCCAAGTACGTTTGTCGGGTCTGAATGATCATGACCATACACAAGCGGCACTTTCTTTCCGTCATTATCTGCAAAAGCGTTCTGACGAATGATTCGACCGTCTGTACATTTCAGATCATTCTTTGTGGCCCAACCGCAAAAGTCGTAAGGTCTTTCACTCATTTTGAAGTTGTTCCTCCTTATTATTGTTTTCGCCCTCTGCTTTAGCGTCTTCGTCAGGCATGTTCGGATTTCTCAGCTTATCGGCTTTCGGATCGTCCGACGGCTTAAATCCAACAATCTGTCTGACCTCGTTCGCTGTAAGGATTTCATTACGAATGAACGTATTTGCTATTTCAGCAACCTGTTTAGCAGGGACGAGTTTGAAAGGATCTTTAAACATCTCAATAGAATGTCCCTTTGTTCTCGCCCATTTCGACAAGAACTTCCGTTTGAATTCTATTGTTATAGATGCCATGATTGGTTCTATGATAGTGCTCATGTAATTCAGCATTACCGATTCGTCAGCAGTTCCATCAAACACTGCTTTCGGTACGCTTAACTTCAAGAACACTTCGTCAGTCAAGTACTGTATCTGTGGCAAAAGATTGTTCTCTACAGCCCTGTTCAGCTGAATAATCTTCTCTGTTCCGTCAGCATACGCAATTCCATACTTATGAGAAGCAAGCTGTTCCTCGATGTCTTTGACTCGTTTATCAGCAAGACGTCTCTGATTATCTGTTTTAATTGCCTGCGGGAACTGAATGATCATGTCAAGCTTTCCACTTCCTGATTCGGAATCGAGCTTGTCAAGAAGAGCAAGTTTTCGTTTGAGTCGCTGAACAGTTGAATTAGGCGTGTTCATTGACGTATAGAACGGATTCTCAAGAATCGCTGTAGAAGATTTAGGAACAATCTTTTCGACAACCTGTCCGGTCTGGTCATTGTAGATCTGTATCTTTACATGCTTCGGATACCACTGAGTGATCTTAGCTGTCCGCATTGCAAGAATGTCGAACGCGTTGTCATTAGTAGGATCTATATCCGTTTCATAAGGGAATACAGCTACACAACCTTCATCAAGCATTGAATACACAATGTCCTGAACGAATGCCGAACAGGATTGATCAATGTTTGCTTCCAGCGTCAGACAATTATTTAGACCAGAACTAATGTCGCCAGTTACCCTTGAGTTCTCGTCTAGGATGACATGTTTGATTGAAATTTTTGCACAATCAACAGCAATTCTGTTCTTGATGTCTTCAATGATTGAGCTTCCGCCGTAAGTAAGATGCGACATTCTTGTCGTAGATATGGAACTTGGCTGACCATAATCACGAAAATCCGTCGGATCTCTTCCCAAGAAGGCGTTCCAACTGTGTTTTAGTCTGTCAGTAAACCTCATTTTTACTCCATTTTGAATTATTCTTTTATTCCTTGCGGAATTTAAGAAATTAAACTATAATTGTGTAAACTTACCAAAGGAGGTAATGATCTTGAAAGTAGCGAAGATGTATGCGATTTCGTGTGAAATACTTGATGATAAGACGACCATAGAGTTTATGTGGGACTGCCCATACTGTCATTACACGAATGAAGAATACCAAGTTGATAACGACATACATGATGGCGACGAGATCACGTTTATAACGCCGTGCCTGGAATGCGGTAAAAAAGCAATAGTAAATAGCGAAGGTCCTATCGAAGTGATTGATCTGGACGCACCATACAGAGATTAAACAAACAAGTCAGTATGTAACTTGTAAGCGACATAAGCATCCATCATCGCTGCAACGTTATCGATCTTCTCTTCACGTCGTTTCTTGAGAAGCTTGCGGTTTCCGTTAGTGTCCTCAGCTACGACACAGTTACTCATAGTAAATTGCATAAGCGATTCATCAAACAAAAGCGCTCTGTCTTCGGCTAACTTCTTAAGTTCTCCGAGCGGAACGCTTTCTGTTCGTACACCCTGTCTTACTACTTCAGTAGCATACTGTCCGTATTCTGTTACCCATCTTCCAACAAACACATCTGCGTTATACGGGTCGTATCCGAAAGATAAGACTTCGTATTCATTTGCGGTAATGTACTTGTCAAGATCCTCATATACTTCATCAATATCGAGAACAACACCTTCTAGTACAATAAGACTCCCCTCTTGAATGAACTCTTCATACTTCTGATGCATTGCTGGAGAAAGAAGATCGAACGTCCTTCTCGTAATATAACTTCTCGTCTTAATGCCGAACATATCTCCTCGTAATGGGAATATGAACGTAAAAGCACAGAAGTCATCGCCCTGTGACAAGTCAGCACCAAGCGAACAAGCCATTTTACGATAAGCCCTTCTCCTGTGACGTAAGGTTTCCTCGTACGTGAAGAAATATGTATAGCCTTCCGCCGGTATGCCGAACCTTTTCGCAAGAGTATCGTTTCGTGTAGACGGAGCGTTCTCTGCTCTTTCAACTTCCTGCTGGTAAGTTTCGTAAGTGACTGTCAAACCGATGTTCGGATTAGCCTTGACCCACATTTTAGGATCGCTTACTTCGTTTACATCATCAAGTCTGTACCACCAGATCGACACATGTGGGTTATAGTATTCTCCTTTAAGGATGCTAAGTAACTCCATTTTGATTGTGTCGCCAGGTCCGTTTCTCACAGTACCTTCAGAGCTAGTACATATGATCAGGTAGTCGTCATTCTTCGAAGCACCCTGCTCAACAGCGCCAACAACATCCTCTCTTACATCACCAGAAAGCCATTCGTCGATCGTAACAATACAGGCTCTCGATCCCTGAAGCTTGTCGATGGTCATAGGTCTGACTTCAAGAATTGAATTCGTCATGAAGTTCTGAATACCCATCTTTGTCGAACAGAGCTTAGGTCTTGTTGCTCGATTTCCTGTAGTGTTCTGAATAGATCCCATTGTAAGGAACTTAAAGAACGGTCCTCTATGTCGTGTGATAGCTGTTCTGAGCGGAGACATCACCTCGTCTGACTGCTTCATCGTAGGTGCTGTCGTAATCTGCTGTGTCGTCTCTGTCTTATTAACGAGCCAGTGTGCCTGATGTGAAGTGTCGTAAAGAGATTTAGCGGCACCTCGACCAATAATCAGATACTGCTTGTTAACAAGACGTTTTCTAATCTTTCTTGTTTCAAAGTGACCGCCGTTTCTATCACGGACCCAGACAGCTCTGTCGATGAAGTAATACCAACCGTAAATCTCTTCGCCCCATAACTTGAATGTGTCTAATAGATGCAGGTCCGATCCGTCTACGAGAGTGAGTTCTTTCTCACAAAATTTAATCCAGCCTTCTACTGCTTTGTCGTCGTAGTAAATGGCTGGATCTCGGATCAGTGAATCTATTCTATTCATTTCCATGGAGACGTATCTGTTTACAGCTATTTCGCCTCGTAATACTGCATCCCTAAACTCCCCATAATATTTAGGAACGGCGGTGTTTGATAACAATAAAGATCACCCCGCGTTCTTTAACTTACGTTTGTCGATAGAAACGTTACCAAACTTATCGAGATAGAACGCGCCAGCTTCGTTGTAGTCGTGGAACGTATGGGAGTCAGAACCGCTACCAACAGTAATGGCTTTACTAAGCTCTTTAAGAGATTCTTTTGCAGAAACCATGGATTTGCCGTTCAACGTACCGTTAGAAGTAAACCAACCAGTAGCTTGTGTTGTGTATTCTGGATCGTAGTCGTTACTAATACTTTCCTTCAGATACGTCAAGCTATTATTGAATTCTTTTTCACGTCTGACCTTCTCCATATGCGCATCAGAACTTTTCGCAGCTGTTGACTTCTGTTTTTCTGTCGACGCTTCCTGCTTCTGCTGTTCTTCTCTAGCAGCACGAGCTTCTGCTTTCCTCTGCTTTCTGCTCTTGGGCTGTTCGTTGTTCTGCTGCGGTTTAGATTCCTGTTTAGGCTGGTTATCGTTTTGTGGCTTCGACTGTTCCTGCTGCTTAGGCTGATTATTCTCCTGCTTTGGTTTCTGCTGGTTGTCATTCTGCTGATTGTTGTCCTGCTGTTTCTGCTGATTATTGTTATTGTTATTGTTATTGTTATTGTTATTACTATTTTTATTAAGAATGCGACCAAGATAATCAGAAGCGTTTGTAAATCGAGGCAACGCGTTCGAAGTATTCATGTCAGCAGTAAGACGTTTAATCATGTCAGCATTACTTTCGTCATTGGGATCGAGTCTGGCAAGCTTATTACGAGCCTCGTTCCTACGTTTAGTATCCAACGTAGCAGTAACATCAGCATACAGATTATATACTTTCACGCCACGATCAACCCACTTCATCGCGGCATCAAACTTTTCGCCAAGGCGCTGTTTGTTTCGCTGAGAGGCGTCAAGAACTTTAGCATTCATGTTGATACGTGATATGGCCTGTTGCATATCGTCGTTCGTAAGGTACTTATTGTACTTAAGAACGAAATCAGGATCACCAGAGTTAACAGCTTTATTACGAATCTGCTCTTTTGTTTCTTCGTCAAGCTTCCTCTGTTCTGCTGCCTTTTTCTCTGCTTCGGCTTTCTCCTGCTCTTCGCGAGCTGCTCGTTCTTTCTCTGCTTTTCTAGCAGCTGCTTTCTCACGACGCTGTTTTGCTACGCGTTCCTTCTCGGCTTTTGCTTCCTTCTCCTGCTTAGCTTTCTTATGGTTCTCAGCAATCGACTTTGCCTTATTAGAGACCTTTCCGTAGCCGTAATGAATTCTGCCTAACGTTGTGAGAGAACCATCAAGATTCTGGTAACGTCTTACGCCCCACTTTTGTTTAGGAACACCATGATGATAAAGTTCGGTATCGGAATCCTCCTGAGGGCCATCATCGACCCCCAAGAGATTGTCACGTGATTTAAGATAGAGTTCGGCATATGTCATAGTGAACTCCTCCTATTTTGAATTATTCTCAGGTCGATGTAACCAGAGCTGCGATCTCGTCCGGAAGAAGCATCGTAGGCTCTTCAGAAGTTGTTCCATAAAGCTTGTCTTCGATCTTCTTCAGATCAGCTGCAGGCACCTTCGTAGAATCGATCTCTACATAAGAAGTCGGCTTTGCGCCAGTAACCGGTACAGAGTTCGCTTCAAACTCCCAGCTCAGGGTACCAGCATCCGGAGAATCGTTAGTTGTTTCGTAGGTCTGCTCAGACGGAGAAGCGGTGCAGCCATACGCGATATGAATGATGTAACCTGCTTCCGGATTCAGGTCGTTACCAATACCAGATCTCCAGCAGAAGCCGAATGCCTGTCTTGTCTGCTGACCAACAGTTACACCTTTAGCAATCGTTGCACGTCCATCGCAAGCTTTGAACTCGTCCGGAGCCTGGTAAGCCTCGATCGTACCACCAAACTTCTCTGCTGCTCTCATCGAACCGTATTTAATGTTATCTGCCCAAAGGTCTGTAGCATCACCACCATCCGGAGAAGCTGCAACAGAAGTCAGACCATTCCAGGCCACACCTTTAGTATAGTTACCACTCACGATAGGATACAGGACGCCATGGTCCACACCCATCTCAAACCTTTTCTCACCAGCACCATCCCATGTAAGAACTGCCATAGTTTTATCTCCTTTTAGTTAAATATCGTTAATACAAAATGATTTAAGTTGTCTGTCTTAAAAGATCTGTCGAAAGAAGCATGATCAAATCCATTAAGAATCTTTAAGTGAACATCGCTGTCAGGATCTTTCGTGATGACAGTAACTGTGTATTTGTTATGAGCTAAGTACGGTCTGTTGTCAGCCTTTTGTATCTTAACGTCCGCCATGCTGTAAACTATACACGGGTACTTCATCTTTACGCTTTCGGGAGGTTGAAAGTATAACGTGCTAATCTCTGAGACTTCTTCAAGCCTGTCTCTGAATGCGATTCTGTCATTCACGCCACAACCCTCCTAACGTCAAAGTGATCCTTGGAAACTGGATGTCGACATCTGTAATTTTCCACTTGGTTTTGTTCCATACGACATATCTCATATAACCAAGGTTGTCCTGCATAAAGTGATCAGCAAGAATACTAATCCTATTTTGAATGTTTATGTCGTCATTCACTTCTTGCTTGTCTGACCACTTTCTAGAATTCTTTAAAACATCACCCATGTAGTGACGTTCTTTAATAATGGGTTCGTAGACGTCAGTGCTTAACTCTTTCGTCTTAATAAACCCGATCATTCCTGAGAACTTCACTCCATCACATCCTTATCGCCGTTGTCTACCTTTTCGGCAAAGTCGTGAAGTGCTTTCTTGACAAACGAAGGGATAGGTACACCAAGCTTTCCTAAGTTCTCAAATACGCTGATGCATTCCATCACTACGACATACAACACTACAGCAGCACATACTTGTGGATTGATCTGTAGCGCGTAACATGCTACGTTCGTCAGAAGTATGATGGCAATCTCGCCAAACTTCTTCCCAAGCCCTTCACGCATCTTGGACGACTTAATATCTCCTTTGATCCATGCGTTAACAGTTCCCGTAAGGAAGTCTGCAAGCATGAAGATTAAAGGTAAAAGGAACGTCCAAAATTCGTTCACAAACTTGAAATCGGTTAATGTTTTTAAGTCCATTTTTCGTCTCCAAATAAGTTTGCCGTGTAGTGTATATTTCTATTTAATACAATGTAGTAAAATGAAATTACATATGCACGGCAAGTAAATGTTTACTACAGATACAGGCACGTTCCTTCGACACGTGCGGAAGTAGGAATTGACTTTAACGCTTCACCAACTGCTTTTGCATCAGCAGCTGCTCCTTTTTTCGTAAGCGTTGTATCAAGTTCAGCATTGCCGTAAGGGCCTCCATCTGTCCATTTAGTTCCGTCATGATAGTACCAATGACCAGACGAATAACCTGTTTCTGTTCCAGTGTACAAATATAACAATTTTGTATCAGTCATCTCAGCTGCAGTTTTGACAGCAATCGGTGTTCCGTTTCCAACCTTATCTGTTTTCGCAGTAAGGTCATCGATGTTTGCCTTCAATCCATCGAAAGCATCTTTAACACTTTGCTTCTTTCCTGCAAGAGTAGACGAGCTGTAATTCTGAACAACGCCTCTCGCAACGTTATCGTAACGAATCTGTTCGAGCGCGCTTGTTGAGTTATTAAACGCGACGAATGTGTCTGACGACGAAGGGTTATCTATCTCCACACCAGACGAGGCGTTTACAACTTCGTAATCAGCCATACGTCATTCCTTTCTGTAGTAATAAATCGGTACTTCGTTACCAGTGTCTTCTGTATCGTAAAAGTCTCCATCGACAACTGCTATGACGTGTTGTCCTGTAGCTAAAATATACTCCCCTTCAGGATGATCATAGCAGAAGCGATTAACTGTATAACAATTCGGGCAAATGTCTGGAATGGTATGTTTTGTAAAACCATTTTCAAGCAGATACTTACCCCATACAGAATTAACAGGCGGCATGTCGCACATCTCAGATCCTTTTTCACAAAGCTCCCAATAGACCTCGTGCCACGACATGCCTGTTAATCTGCAAATCCCTCTAACCACGCAATCGTTCTTAGACTTATTCAGTGGGTTAGGATTGTAGTAAATATAACTCATGATTTGTCCATCTCTTTTAACTCAGCCTGAGCTCTAAGACGCCACTCGTCATCTGCTACCATTTGCTTCATAGCTTCAAGCACAAATGACGAAGACGGTGGATCAAATAGAATCTTGGTGCGGTATGCGACATATTCCTTCAGAAGCTCTCTGTCGACGTTCTCACCTATTACTTCTTCCCAAGTCATTTCAGTGTCGTCCAGCCTGATGCCTTCATCGATAACACCAAGCTGGGCTAACACGTTAAATGCAGAGTTGATAAGAGGAATAAGTATCGCGTCGAAGTTTTCATCATCCGCATCGATGTTAAGGAACTGTCGTATAGAAATCAGAATGTTCTCTTCCACGCGATGCTCCTTCTTTTACTTTTCAGAACGGATCCTGTCGATCTCGTTCATGACCATCTGCCGTTCGTAATCACTCTTGGCAGAGTCAATCATCTGCTCCAATTTATCGATCATGCGATCTTTAACACTATGGCCGCTGTAATCCTGTTCCGGATCGAAACCTCTGCTTACGTAGCGTCCTGTCGTAGCAGAGCGACCTCTTCTTCCAGAGACACCGTTGTTGTAACCGGCGCTATATCCCTGGTTGTAACCTTCTCCATAACTCATGTGGTGTCTGTATCCAGGAGTGATGGTCCATGAGTTACCAGACATATTGTTTGCTTCTTCAGGCATGTCTCCGATAACGTTCATGATGTGCTCAACAGCAGACAGAGCTTCCTTAAGATTGCAAAGCTCCTGTGCGGACAGCTCACCTTTTTTCGTAAGTTTCTTGATCTCTTCTTCGAGAACTTCCTGTGCATCTGTATAAACTCTAACGTTCATGTCGCATCCCTCCTTTCTCATCTGGACATCAACAGATCAGGTCTGTCAAACTTGATTACAGCATTCTTCATCAGGATAGGCTGATCACTCGTGTTCCTCACACTAAGTGTCTCGCAGCATCCTCTCCATACCTCTACTGCAGTGGCTCTCTCTACAGCAAAGTACTCCTCAGCTGCTGCCGGTGTGACTTCCATGATGCTCGACGGTAACGTAGCTCCATCTAGCACAAGAGCGACGCTAATAGCACCTGCGGTTCCTCCAGTAGCTACAGCGATGTTGGCGCCGAATTCTACTGAATAAGCCGCATTTTGAATTTTCTGACAGCAGCAACGTCTTTTAGAAACATACGGAACAGTTCCAGACATTAAAAAAGTTCCCGTACCGTCTCTGTGTCTTACAAAGCCTCTGGTACAAGGAACTTCAGTTAATGTAAAGATAGCGGACTCACCAGGATTGATTGTCTGCTCGTCAATTGCCGTAAATACAGCACTCATCCTACAACACCCCTTTCTCAGGAGTTTCCACAGCAGGGATTGAAGTTGTTATTGCAGCAACATCCGTTATTTCCGTAGTACGGTCTTGCATATGGCGGGTTCAGGAAGTCCATGATCCTATCTGTCTGGGCCTGATTGTTTGCGAACAGCTGCTGAGTCTGCTGGTTGTTCGAATCAGAGATAGATCTGATGTAGTTCTGCATTCTCAGATTCTCATTCTCCTGTCTCATAGCATCCATCTGATTCTGGAAGAGCTGATCCTTGACACTCTGGAAGCCAGCGTTCATTGCCGTGATGATGTTATTCGTGGATTCATTGAGAGCTGTCCGATCTGCACAGTTTTCGGAAAGAGCAGTAGCCTTGAGATCAGAAATAGCGGACTTGACGTCACAAGTACTCATCTGTCTCGCCATCTCGTAATTGGCCATCTGTGTTCCGAGCTGGTTCTGACCCTGAAGAATAGTCATGGACTTGTTGCACGCATCAACAGCTGCTGAAGAGAAGCCGTTAGCGACAACAGTGTTGAGGTTGGTGAGAGCCGTCATCAGGGCCTGCTGGTCGAAGCCATTCTGAACTGCTGCAGCATAGGGATAAGCTCCGATTCCGCAACCAGCATTACCACCATTGCCATTTCCATAGCCACCCCAACCCCTGAAGCCTCCGCCTAGGAGAAGAATGAACAGAAGGAGCCACCAACCGCCTGAACCATTCATGCCAAAACCGTCGTTGTTGCCATTGCCCGTGAGAGCCATGATGTCAGCTGCGCTAAGCCCTGTTCCATCTGTTAAAGCCATAGTAATTCCTCCTTACATTATTTGTTTTGCATCTGGTTAAACATAGCAGCCTGGTTTGAATTTACTTTTCCGGAATTAATCGCATACTGCATAGCCTGCTGAGGAGTTATGTTCTGGCCGTTAAGACCCAACATCGATTTTACCGCGACTTCCGGATCGAAATTGTTACCTTGTTGCTGTCTAACCATGTTAATAAAGTTACCCAACGTTGATCTATCCATAACCTAATCCTCCTTTACTTAGCGAAGTCCTCAAGCATCTTCTTGATCTCAGCAAGAGAGTTCTGCATCTGGTTAAACTCTTCTCGTGAAACAGTGTTAGTGGTCTGTCGTACAGGAGTAGTCTCTTTCATAGCCCATGTCCTGTCCGGGTTAGCAAAGCCTGAAGTGTCTCTTGACCTCATTTTGAATTCTGTCATCTTTTCGTTGAGGAACATTACAGACGTTCCAGGATTGACAGGAATACTGTCGACATTGTTGATGTCAGGTACCAAGATGACGTTAATCACCGTTGGCTGAGGATTAGTGTTCAACGGAAAGTTATTCATTTGGTTGCTCTCCTTTCCTTTTAGCTGTATTTAATTTTTAAGATTATGTTTTAAAGTTTAATTTTGCGCTATGATCTTTTTTGTTTCATACGAAATTGTTAATTCGTTTCTTGGACGGAGATAATAATCCATGTTAGCACCAACACGAATTAGTTTTACTGTCTTTGTCGTTGTGTCAATTACAACAACATTCGCTGCGTCCTGCGATTTTGTATTGTAACCCCTATACTGGTCACCATCTCTGCCAGTTGTTACAGTACAAGAAACACATATGCATATCTGATCGGGAAAATCATTATTGTAGCACATCATGTCCCAATGCGTGTGACCAGCCAGATAACAGGCGAATTTACCACCATTGTCCATGAATGTTTTTACAGACTGCTGATACATAACCGGATAGGTTTGTGAAGATGTTTTATCAAGCATAGTAAATCCCGATTCGATTAGTTTCTCATTAGAAACAGGACAATGCTGAATAATCGCTACTGTATAATCGTTTGATTGTGCATCTGACAGTACTGTCTGCAGCCACGTGTTTTGCGCGTTTGCTTCGTCGCCAGTAAGCAAATAATCCAACGCGATCAGTCGTATCTTCTTACTAGTAAAATCTTTATAATAATACGTTAATGTTCCTGAATGGCTTACATTCCAATTTTCAATGTATGGAGCGAAATATGTATTATACGCACCTTCCGGTGTAGTGCCTCCATAATTATTATAGTCAACGCCATCTGTGACATCATGATTTCCAATGCATAACAGAATGTTTTCTGCACCATCAACATTCCACCACTCAAAACCGTCGGAGAATGAATTCGTGACCATATCTCCGGTACAAATGGTGTCATCCAAGACGTTACCTAAAGAATCGCGCAACTCTATAATCCTTTTCAAGTTCGTCGCGCTTCCGTGAACATCGGAAAAGTGAAGCAAAACCAGAGGAACAGTAATATAACCAGATCTAAGTTTGGTTGCGTTGTAAATCTTATTAAGCAAGCCGCTGTTAAGATCTACAATATCTACCGCTTGATCGGATAAAGACGCCGCCACACTGTTCCTAAGATATGGAGTATATTCAAGAACATCATTTCCACGATTAAGCATGATTTGCTGTCTGGAAAGATAGGACTGATGGACGGCAACATATTTAGCTGGCGTACTAGGTGTGTAAGTTATTGTTCTGCTAACACGACCTCCAAAACCCCAATACGCTGTCTGTTGCTTGTTCTCATCGTAAAAATGAAGTTCCGTACCAGATGCGAACGTGTTGCCAGTTCCATTTGACACAGTGAAAACATCATCCAGCCGCGCTTCGATCGGATAAAAGACATATGGAACATTGCCAATAAGGTTTTCGGTTCCCATTCTGCTTTCAATAACTGCTAGACTGTTTGTTGCATATTTTATATCGTCTATAACTTGAGCGTTATAAACACCGCTTTCTGTCTCGGTTTTCGGCGGCGCAATTATGAGCCAAGTTGCATCCTGCGGAACTGTAACGAAATTATCTGTCGCATCAACAACTGGTGTTCCTATAAGATGATCGGTATTTGCCCTCGATACATTAGCGGCGTCTTGGAACTGATATGCAGCTTTTCCACCCCAGGCTTTGTTACATTTTATCCAAACGCTATCGCCTTCTTTTACGGAATATTTCAAAGAATGAAAATTACTATTAGCGACAGCACGTCCGTCCGTAGTTAGTCCGTATCCGTCAGATATGACGTCAGGGGTTTTGTATCCTACACCAAGAAAAGTATTTTGCGAGTTACTCTGAGCGATCAAATCAGCTTTTGTTGCGTATCTACAACCTTTGACAACGCAATGCGCGTTTCCGTACGATTGTACATTATCATCTGTAATAGTTGTACTATCAGTCGGAAGAACGGAGAGTTTCAATCTATCAGCGCCAAATTCCTCGAATAACGTTTTAAAATCGATTTCGCCAGTAACATACCCCCAATTTCCACCTACTTTATCAATACCGCCAGTTGCGTTCAATTTGCCCAAATAAGTTGTTTCGCCGCTATAAAATAACACAACAGCGCGACAATCTTCAGTCAATATGATAGATGTAAGTGCCACGTCATCAGTACTTGAAATAATTGAAGAAGACGCACCGTTACCAGTGCTGATAGCACCATTTGCACTATATATACCTCTACTCCAATCGATCGGTATGGTCGATAGTAATTTACCCAAACTCAACTCTAAATCAGTCAGCTCTTCTCCAACGGTAATCTCTTCAGCATCTGTTCCAATCCAAGCGCCGGCTGCGTGAGCCACAGTAAACCTATAAAGAACTGCGTCTTTAATAACACAGTCTCCGACATTGTAAGCTTTTGTGGTATCAAAGAGTGATGCAATCTCTGGAACAAGTTCGTATGTTGTTTCTCCCAACGAAACTTGATCTATACAAGCCATATAAGCCACCTCCTTCTTTTAATTAATTGAAAGAACCGTTCCAGAAACAGACGCTGACATGATTCCAGGATCTCCCTTATCTCCCTTGTCACCTTTAGGACCAATAAGTATCTGGGCAGTTTGTTCTTCTGAACCTTTCTTAATGTTAAGAACGTAACCCTCATCTGCTTCTTCAACAGTAAGGACGTAATCGTTTAAAATATAAGATCCAACGCCGACTTCTCCGTAGACTGTTGGATTTTCATTACTCATTCGTATACCACCTCCGGCATTAGAATAAAGTTGCTTCTATTAAGTTTTTCATTGATCTTAAAGTCTCCAAGAAGTTTGGGCCATACAGTATTACGCTTACCGTCAGAAGTCATCATCTGTACTTCAGCAGAATACTCGCCAATCTTAAGAGACGCTGTATCGTCATGCCGAAAGACTATCCTGTTGCTTCCAGGAGCTGATTCGATATGAAGAAGTAGTTTCGACTCTTTTCTTGGGAGAACTCTTACGTCAAATATCAAATAATCGGAGTCGCCAAGCGTAAAGTCTTCACTATTTATGTTCTTAAGAGAAACTTCAAGAACCGCGTCATCTCCTCTTGTGAGATTTATAGTTTGAGTCTTGTTTCTTTTATCTTCAGAAATATAAAGCATAACAGTTCTCCAGCTATAATTTATTCAGTAGTTTCCTCAGGTGTAGGTTCGGGTTCAGTCACTGGAAACGCTCCACGAGTTTCCCTCATAATCTGACGCCCATCTGCTCTTGTCAAAGTCACTGTCCACATGGCACGGTTTCCACCTGTCAGGTTTGCGGCAACTCTTGTGTAAAATTCAGCTTGTGCCACTTCCAGAGCACGGGACATATCGCCATCAGAATTCTGCTCTGTAGCGTTATAGTTACGGCTGTCAAAAGTTTTTGGATAACCTGATAATACAGAGTATACTCCTTCAGGATGTGTCTCCGATGTTACAACCTGCGTTGCGTTTACGATGTAAATTTGTCTCATGGTTTATTCCCTCCTTATTTAATCACGAACGCCCCCGCTTTAATGGTGTAAACCACAGGATATCTAAACGAAGAATAGCTGATACGCATAAATTTGACTTCTGCTTTTGGCATTATAAACGCAATGCTTACATTTGCGCCCGTGTCTGTGGCTGCATTCCCGATTCGATTTTTCTGTTCATCGTAGAATGCGGTATATCTTGAGTCAACACTTTCCGATAATGCATAGCCCTGACTTACATCTATATAATCCGTAGATGTCCATCCGTTGAATGAAACTAAATCGCCTGTGTTTTCGTTCACATATACATTTTCATAGACTGCATACTGTCCTCTTTCTATAATCAAATCGTCGCCACCTCCTTCGCCCTGCATCAATAACCGCCTGCGTGCTTCCATCAAGTCCAACTCGCCGCCACCCCCAATCCGTCCATAATATTGATTTCGTATGTGGTGTCGGCATCCAGACTTGTCGGGTCAAACCCATTTGCCCACTTAACTGTCTGTCCACTCGGCGGTACAATTGTAAGCACGGTCGGTGTACTGCCACTCGTAAACACCACATCCACAATACCGCTTTCCGGAAGCGTAATATCAAGCGTATTGACTTCACCGCAAACATACCTGATACCTGCTTTGGCATTTATGTTTGGAGTAGTACCAGTTACAGATACTGCGCCACCAAGCATTTCGGAAATTGCAGATTTTGCTTCTTCTGTATAAGTACCGACTGCATTCGATGACCGCGCCTGTGTGGTGTCTCCAGCTGCTTTTGCTAAACCATAGAAAGCTGCGGAATGTTGATTAGAAGGGGCTATACCCATTGACGAACTCGCGCCATTCCTTACATTATCGTTGTTAGCAACTGTAAGACAAAGACGTCCTGCATCGCTTATATGAACTCCTGTTCCAGAAGTAAAACGAGTACTAACACTTCCAACTTTTACGATGCCTGGCGCATTTGCAGTCGCAATCGGAATATCAGCTTCGCCAGTCTCGCTGTCTACGATACTTGTACCGTTTACCTTTACATCCTTAACGCTTCCAGCATTCTCAAGTTCTGATGTGATCTTACTGGCTGACCATGCTTTGTCTGTATCGCCAGCACCTGCTGTGTCGTCGATCTTGGCGTATTGGCTTAAGTCAACAGAGGCAGATCCGAACATTTCCCAAGTGCGGTTTACGTAGACCCATTCGACGAATAGATCATTTCCACCGGGCTCTTCTGAAGGAACTAAATACATAGTCAACGAGTTTGGTGATGTGATTGTCGGTACTCGTGTCTCGGGATCGTATTCCGTAAACGTGCAAATATGAAGAGTGAACGAATCACCTGGATCGCCTTTGTCACCCTTAAGCCCCTGCTCGCCACGTAATCCCTGAATCCCTCGTGATCCCTGTATACCTTGAATGCCCTGAGGTCCTCTTATGGGAGTCGGTGTCGTGTAGCTGCTGCCGTCATCGAAGTTTATCGTAAGGGTATAGTCGTCGTTCAGTTTGGCACCGCTTACACTAACTCCAGTATTACCTTTGTCGCCCTTGTCACCTTTCGCACCATCAAGAATAACTGATTCAGTAGTAGCATAAGCATCAGTTACGTAAAGGGTTGTTGACGATTCGTTTCGCACAACTTCTACGTGAGGAGAGATGCCATCACGGATATATGCTGTATTGCTGCTTTCAGCGTCTTCTATGGTTATCGAAGTGATGTCTCCTTCTTTTGCGATAGACACGATAGGACTGAATCCGTCAAATTCGCCTGATGCTTTAGCTTCGGTTAAAGCGGTTTGAATACACTCGTTTACATATTCCTGTTTCAGTTCGGTAAGATGTATTGTCTGACTCTGACCACCTTTCTTGATTGTCATCGTGTAGCCATTGCCATCTTCCGATTCAGCTACTGTAATCAAATAGTCGTTTACAATGTAAGATCCAATCCCGATACTGCCAATAGGTAAACTAACGACTTGTGGCGTACCGTAGATCGCTGGATTGTTGTCGCTCATGTGTACACCACCTCCGGCATTAGAATAAAGTTCTTTCTGTTTGCAGTGTCTTTAGTTTTGTATTTGCCCGTGGGCTTTGGCCATATAGTGATTCTCTTTCCGTCAGAAGTCATCAACTGGATCTCTGCCGAATACTGTCCTGGTTCAAGATTGACTGTATCTTCGTGAGTGAATACGATCCTGTTACTTCCAGGAATTGATTCGATATGAACCAATAGCTCAGAATCTTCTCGTGGAACAGCTCTTACGTCAAATATGAGATACTCGTCTTCACCAAGGACGTACTCTTCTTCGTCAATGTTCTGAAGAGGAACTTCGATAACAGCATCATCGCCTCTTGTGAGATTGATCTTTATTGACCCATCTCTTGTTTCTTCTAGATATAGCATTTGTTATACCTCAACATTACAACATGCTACATACAACGTTAACGCAGCTAAGGGGTCCACAGAGTAAGCGCCCGTGAAAGGAAACCGAAAGCGGGCATCGGAACTCATCGCAAACACAAAGGAGGCATGGCAATAAACGAATCAAGAAAGCTTACATCAAACCTTACTCTGCATTAACTACGTTAGCGCTGTATGTAACACGCTGTAATCATTTCCATAAACATGTGTCGTTAGGTTTTCTCTCTACAGGGACAAACCGATTTATTACGAAAGGATCTGTTCCGAAGTGAATAGCATTGTGCATCGCAAAGGAACAACACACCACGTTTTCCGGATCGAATATTAAACTTGAGTTTGTTTCAACGTCTTGTATCGTAATTGGATTCATGTGGTGAATATAGATCTTGTCTACTATTTCATTGTCCTCTAATGCAAGCTCGCATCCGTTGTCTCGTATGATGATCTTTCGTCTGAAAGTCTTCCATCTTGTAGAACTGTACAGAATCTGATTCAAATATCGATCAACACCGAATGTGGCTTCTCCGACAGATCCCTTTAATCGTAAGTAATCGAATCTTTCTCGTAGAGTTGGTAGTTTAACAAGTTCAGAATATCTCTTCGTCATCATTACCTTGTCCTGAGTATTCTTTAAACGCAGCAATAGCATCTGCTGCAATCCTCTGGTAGTCTTCCTCCGCCTTGAGTCTGCTGATCTTAGCTTCAATCAGTTCATTCTCAAGTTTTACACGTCGAGCCCTTTCTTTAGTGAGAGGAGATGCCATGTCTAAGTAATGTGTAATCACCTGCGATGTAGCAGTACCTTCTCGTAACTGTTTTTTCGCTAATTCAACGGCTAAATTTATACATTCGCGTTCTTCTTGCTCAACAGTAGTAGGAGGAGGCGTGCTTCTTGTGCCGATGAAAATCACCTCCAAAATTTCGAGTTATTAGTTGCTTGCCGTTATACTCTAATTTCTATTCATTACATTGCAGTAATAGTAAATTAGGTATGCGTTCCAGTGCTATTTGGGTGCCTTTCATAGCCGTTTGGAAGAGGACACAACAGAGCAAAACTATGACTAAAGAAAGGAGCAACCCGAGCTAAGAAATATCAATGTAATGTGCTGTCATGCCCTCTGCCAAAAAGCTGGAAAGGTCTAGCGAAAAGTCCCTCCGGGGAAAATATCAAG